TAGAATGTTTGCGTCTATTGCATCTGATATAGGTGAGGACACCCTAGCTGGTGAAGCCACTGAACTTATTATGACACCCGATGAAGCCATGTCTTTGGCTAAAGAAAAAATGAAAGAAGGTGTTTATCAAGACAAGTTTCATCCGCAACATGATGAAGCTGTTAAAGAGGTTCAAAGATTATTTGAACTTGCTAGTGGATAAGCGAAAGCCCCACGCCGTCAAACTTGTGTGACAAGTAGAGTAACTGACTAAACAGTTAGCACGGCCTCACTGAGATAACCGCGCGCAGCAATCTGAAAACTTTAACTGTAGAGGAGAGACAAATGTCTACTCAAATCACTACGGCTTTTGTCAACCAGTTTAGCGCTAATGTCCAAATGCTTTCACAGCAAATGGGTAGTTTGCTGCGTAATGCAGTAGACATAGAAAGTGTTAACGGTGAGAAAGCTTTCTTTGATCAAGTTGGATCAGCAGCCGCTGTAAAACGAACATCAAGACATGGGGATACCCCATTAATCGAGACACCACACACAAGACGTATGGTGACAATGTCAGACTATGAGTATGCGGATCTGATCGATGATCAGGATCGTGTAAGATTACTTATAGATCCAACTTCAACATATGGCCGTGCAGCTGCTGCTGCTATGGGTCGTGCTATGGATGATGAAATTATTGCAGCTGCGTTAGGTACATCCCTAACAGGCAAAGATGGTTCCACATCAACAGTGCTACCAGCTGGTCAGAAAATCGCACACGGTTCTGCTGGTCTAACCATTGCAAAGCTCGTGTCTGCAAAAGAGTTGCTCGATGCAGCAAGTGTTGATCCGTCAATACCGCGCCACATTATTGTGTCTCCAAAGCAAGTTAGCGATTTGTTGAATAATACAACTGTGACTTCGAGCGATTTCAATACTGTAAAAGCTCTGGCTCAAGGTGAAATAAACACTTTCGTAGGGTTTAATTTCATTGTTTCAAACCGTTTAACCGATGACGGCACAAGCCGCCAGGTTATCGCGTTTGCATCAGACGGTCTTAAAGTTGCAATGGGCAAAGAGCCTAGCGCAAAGATCGATGAACGAGCCGATAAGTCATACGCAACGCAAGTCTACTACTGCCAAACTATGGGTGCTACACGCATGGAAGAAGCAAAAGTAGTCGAAATTGCATGTAACGAATAAGGAGATTGATCAATGGCAACTGTTTATTCAACACAGCGTACTAATAACAGGGCATCACCTGTTGTTATGAACAAGGCAAATGAGCTTGGCGGTCGTGTCCGTGTGGCTCATGGTGTCTATGAAGCAGCTTCACTAGCATCAGGCGATGTTATTGAAATGTTCATCCTACCAGACGGCGCAAGATTGCTTGAAGGGTCACTCGCACATGATGCTATGGGTTCATCAACAACCTTGTCAGTTGGCTATGCCGCGCACACAAATGCGGCTGGTACAGCGGTTGTGGCTGCTGCGGCGGCGTATAAGGCTGCTGCTGCGTCCACATCTGCCCAAAAGGTAGACATCCTCGCAACTTTGGCTCTTGGCTCAGGCACAGAGACAGACACTAACGAAGATGGTGTTGCTGTAACGGCAACAATGGGCGGTGCTGCTGGAACAGGCACTATCGAAGTAACCATCAAGTATGCGGTGGACTAATAGGTTGGGGCGCGCTTGCGCCCCTTCTTTTCTTATGGAGTTAAAATATGCCATCTACAGTTGATATTGCTAACTTTGCGCTAAACATGTTGGGCGCATCTAACATTTCTGCACTAGATGAAAACTCCAAAGTGGCGCGCATTATTAACCAGCGATACGAAAGTGCGCGTGATTTCGTATTTAGAGAGCATCCCTGGAACTCTTTAATAAGACGGGCAACACTAGCGCAAGAAACAACAACGCCAGATTTTGGGTATGCATTTCAATATCCGCTGCCTGTTGATCCGTTTTGCTTGCGTGTATTAGAATTTAGTAATGGCGCTCTAAGCTATCCCCAGGACAACATGACATCTAATAGTGGCGCTCCAGTGTTCGTCATCGAGGGCAGAAAACTAATAACCGATGAAGGCACAGCAAAAATAAAATATATCGCGCGTGTCACAGATCCTAACGAATACGATAGCGGATTAATCGAAGCGCTATCAGCTTACCTGGCATCAGAAATATCCTATGCGGTAACAGGCTCAACGACATTAGTGCAGCTGATGTATGCCAAGTACGAACAAGTGCTGAAACAGGCACGGCACACTGACGCGACTGAAGGCGCTCCACAACGATTTGAGGCGTCTGACTTTATCGAGAGTAGATTGTAAATGGCAAGATCCGCACCCAGTTTTAGTGCGTTCACAGCTGGTGAGATTAGCCCACGCCTCGAAGGTCGCACAAATTTAGAAAAGTATTCGCAAGGTCTGTCGGATCTTACGAATATGGTTGTCATGCCGCATGGCGGTGTCACCAGGCGTCCAGGCACAGAATATCTGGGCGAGGTCAAAAGCAGTTCTGTCAAAACAAGACTAATACCGTTTCAGTTTAAAACGTCTGATACTTATATTTTAGAGTTTGGTAATCAGATCATGCGTGTTTTTCGTAATGATCTACAAGTACTCACTAGCTCTGCAAAAACAATAACAGCAATCACAAAAGCTAATCCTGGTGTTTTAACAAGTAATAGCCACGGGTTTAGCAACGGCGATGAGATCTTTATCGATAGCGTTGGCGGCATGACAGAACTAAATGGCCGCAACTATCGAGTAGCGAACTCAACAACAAATACATTTTCGTTGGTGGATCTGTTTGGAAATGCAATCAACTCTACCAGCTTTACAACATTTACATCTGGTGGAACTGCCACAGAAATTTACGAAACGGCATCACCATACGCAGAGGCAGATCTATTTGATATTCGCTTTGTGCAATCAGCTGACACAATGTACCTGGTACATCCGTCATACGATATACGCACATTAACAAGAAGCGATCATAACAACTGGACGTTTGCTACGCTTTCAATCGGGGGATCTCCCAGCCCAGGATTAAGTGGCGCAAACAACAGGCCAAGCGTTGTCTCGTTTTTCGAGCAGCGCTTAGTATTCGGAAATACAAATAACAATCCGCAAACATTGTTCTTTAGCAAAAACGGTGATTACAATAATTTTGCAGTGGGAACAAATGACGATGACGCTCTTATCTATACGATTGCGTCAAACCAGGTAAACGCTATCCGTTATCTTTCAGCAACGAGAGTGCTTACTGTGGGTACGTCTGGCGGCGAGTATGTGCTGACATCAACAAATGACGGGCCAGTAACGCCTACAACAACACTCATTAGGAAATACTCGAACTACGGAACATCTCAAATAGAACCCGTGCAAGTGGCCGATGTGACGCTTTTCGTCCAACGGGGATCAAGAAAAATTAGAGAGTTTAAGTTTGTCGGTGATGTAAACACGGGCGGCTATCAAGCGCCAGATATGACCATATTGGCTGAACATGTCACTAAGGGCGGCATTACTCAAATGGCCTATCAACAAGAGCCTGATAGTGTCGTTTGGTGTATTCGTGCAGATGGCACATTGCTGGGCATGACGTATCGCCGTGAAGAAGAAGTGGTTGCCTGGCATAAGCATGTATTAGGTGGTGCATTTGGATCTGGTCAGGCGGTAGTTGAGAGCATTGCAACGCTTCCAACGGACACTGGCGAAGATGCATTGTTTATGATTGTAAAGCGCACAATTGATAGCGTGACAAAAAGATATGTAGAAAAACTAAAACCGTTTGATTTTGGAAGTGTATCAACAGCGGCACATTTCGTTGATAGTGGTCTGTCGTATTCTGGTAGCTCTACAACAACGCTATCAGGGCTGTATCACTTGCGCGGTCAAACAGTAAATGTTCTGGCCAACGGGTCTAGCCATCCAACGGCAACAGTAAGCAGTGGCGGTATTACATTAAACTTCGGAGCAACAACAGCTGCTGTGGGTTACAGTTTTACCAGCGCAATGAAAACTTTGCGTATTGAGGCTGGTTCAGCTGATGGCACAAGCCAGGGTAAACCCAAGCGGATCCACGGCATTACACTGCGATTGTTTGAAACTGTAGGTATTGAGGTTGGTAACAGTCCAACAGATGTAGATCGGATCCCGTTTAGAGATAGTTCAATGGCAATGGATGCCGCTGTGCCGTTATTTACGGGCGATAAAGATATAGAATTTAGAGGTGGTTTTGATGAGGATGACCGCATTTACATACAGCAAAGCCAGGCACTGCCGATGACCATCTTGGCCTTTTATCCTCGACTAAACACATTTGACATATAGGTGATCAATGGGCGCGTTTGCAGCACTTACAGCCTTTAAGATAGGTACAGATTTACTGGCTGGTTTTTCTTCTAAGAAAGCCTCTAACCGTGCCGCTGAACAGTCACAAGCAGCAGCAAATTTTAATGCTCAAATCATCGAGCGTGATATAGATCTGCTCACTAGGCAACGCCAGATTATCAATACAAACTTTGCTGCTTCCCAAGGTCGCAACGCACGGGCATTTGAGGGCGAGGTACAAGGTACAGCACGGTCTGGATATGCGTATGCTGGGTTTGATCTAAGCCAAGGAACGCCCATCGAAGTACTGCGAGAGAATGCGCGTGAGTTTGATTACGAGCAAGAAACTGAAGCTTTTAATAATTCAATTACAAATATGCAGATTGATGACGCAATAGAGGAGACTAAACTACAAGCTGAGTTAACACGCATGACAGGCCAAGCTAATGCAGCTGGTCTGCGCGCTAGCGGTACTGCAAGCCTGATAAAGTCTATTGGCCAGGCTGGTAGCACTGGTATGGAGTTTTATAAATAATGCAAATTCCAAGATACACAGCAAGGGTGCAGCGTACTAATGAAATGCCTGGTAAGCGTTTTGATGTTCGTAAAAATGCAGAACCTTTTATTCGCGCAGAGTTAGCCAAGGGTGAGGTTCAAACAACGCTATTGCAACAAGCTGGCGAGTTTGCTGCCCAGCGCTTAGAAATGCTTGCGACAACAGAATACAATAACGCAGCTGTTAAAATAGAAGAAAATATGCGGCAAGCCTTGTCTGATTTTCAAAA